TCATACTTCTGTGTGATCTATTCTAATATCTATTGGCAACCCAATTCTAAAGAAATTACGAGCATAGGCTTGAGACAGATGTTCTCTATAAGGTGGTAAAAGTGATATTCTACCTTTGTTATTTGCCTCCAACTGAGCCTGAAGAGATTCAATCGGCAATGTATAACTTTGTCTTAATAAGACAACCATGTAATCTAGTTCTTCTACGTCTTCAGATTTATCAAACTTATTTAAAACATGAAAATCTAAATAACTACCATTTCTTAGTTCATTTATTATCTTAACTTTATTATCTTTAATTCTACCTTTTATGTCACCATCTAGAACTTTCTGATGATTTTCACCAGTAGAATATATTTTCAATAACATTTCTTTAACAACTTCTCTTAAAGGTTTCAGCGGACATAGTGTAACATAGTCAACTTTCGAATTCTCTAAATCACAAGCCTGGGTCATTACTATTACATCAAGAATTGCTCCTTGCTGTTTAAAAAAACCTTTTTTCTTATTCTCTTTATCATAAACAGTTCCTGGTAATATACATTTTAAGATTATGTCGCCTTGAGAAATAGGTATTTCACTTGATAAAGTTGTATACCAGTTGAATTCCAAAACTACCCCTCCAATACTACAGGTCGAAAACTTCATATGGTTTAGCTTTTATTGAATCTGATACCGCAATTTTTTCTACTTTAGAATAGTCATATGAAGGGGATCTGTATTCGTCGAAAGAAATATCATCTTCCAAATCAAACGTTTCATAAGGTTCTGCCCTAATGCCAGTATCCATAATAATTTTTTCGACTTTATCATAATTTAGTTTTTGTGTCATTTTTTCCCCCTCCAACACGGGAATATTAGACGAATAATTTGACATCAAATTTAATTCAGAATTTAAATTTGCATCTAGTTTATAATTGATGGAGACATTGTTATCAGCATTCATATCCGTCGATTTATTAACAAATAAACTTGATGAATCTTGAACATATTTCTCATTTACATTCATCTTAGCAATTGGATGTTGGGCACCAATCAACGAAGCAATTGCGAATGAAACTACACCAGTCGCCTGTAATATCATATTCGATTTAACAGCATTTTGTTCATTAAATTGAGTTATATTCATATTCCATCTTTCCCTTTAACATATATCGGAAATTCGCCGATGACTTCTTCATTTATCATAACTACTGTTTTATAATAACCTTCTGTTTTTAAAACAACATTTCTCAAATCCATATTAAAATTAATCCCAATTTCTTCCTCAGGCAAAAGGTCAATAATATGATCTTCCACAACATTTTTTTTGGTGACATTAATTCCTGTAGTATCTATTAATGGCTGATCCTGTGAATCAGGAGATATAAATAAAATTCTTAACTTCATTTGATCTGGAATACCTTTTATTCCAACGGCTATTGAGAAAGAATACATACCAGGTAAAAAGGCTGGGGTCAATACTAGTAATGGTTGCACTAATATTAACTTTCCGTTTTGATCAGTTTCCGTTTTTTCGCAATATATAAATGATGTAATTGTTGGCATTTTTAATTCCCTCCTAGTAAACAACTTTGACGATGCTTACACGTAATTTTATCTTACCCATTATTAAGTAATTTGTAAACTCCACACCCCAAAATATGGATATCCATTCTGCAAGAACTTTATAAAGGGTTATCATTTTCTTAAAAAGTCATTTAGAAAAAGGGCGATACTTTATTCGTTTTTCTAACTCTGCTTTCAGTTGATTAATATCATTCTTCAAGAAGAGTGTCACCTTTCCTGTTTTTTTTAGTGGCTGGATTCGCCCATCTTCAATCAACTTGCTTAAGCGCTGCCTGTTTACGTTTAAAATTTCACGGGCTTCAGATGAAGTGAGAACCTCGTTTTGAACAAAGTCCTCGACCTGCTGCCGGTTCTTCAAATGATATTCCATGTTATCTGCTCCTTACTACATCTTTAATGATTACAAAAAGCGTTACAAGTATTAAAGCGGCCATGATTACCGTTGTGAAAGTATTTGTCCATATTGAACGCGTTACAATTGAAGCCGCGCTCAAGAGGATCATAAAGAAGATCAATTGTTTTTGGTTCATATTATATGCTAGACTGTTTATAATTATATTGAGAAGCGAGCGATTAACTCGCTTCCCCACTGTTAGTCCTTCTTATTATCTTTGTTTGCGTCATGTGATTGTTGGGCAATCCACGCTATAGATGCAACGTAAAAGATAATTTGAAGGACTTTTATCATGTTGTCTAGCATTTCCTCACCTCCTATATTTATTATACTATAACTGTAGACTTATGTCTATAGTTTAAATAAAAAAAGACCTCCCTTTTAGAGAGGTTTTTTCGCTTTTATTTCAATGCTTTTTCAATAGCTTTCTTTGTTTTCGGTCCATAGATGCCGTCTGCCGTTAGACCATGCATCATTTGAAAACGAGACACTGCATTCGCAGTCTTGGGTCCGTAGTACCCATCGATTCCATTGTTGATCGCTCCTTTATCAGGATAGAAGAAAAGAGCGGATAGTGCTTCCTGTACGGCTTTTACAGCTGTGCCCTTTGTAATAGGCTTAGTTACTTTTAAAATTCCAGTAGGCAGGTTGTATGTCTTTTTAGAAGTGCTTGTTTTAGGCTTGTTCGTGCTTTTTGATGGCGATGATTTAACAGGTGTTGTGTTTATTGGTTTTGCAGAAACTTTATTTGATAATAACGACACCAAGACAGGACGTTTACCCGCTTGAAGCTGTGATAAAGTCAAACCGCCCATCATTTCAAGATGTGGGTAGTCCTTAAAACTCTTCCAGTCTCCACCCCACGAAAAACCTAGTGATTTTCCGATTTGCGCTACTCGGCGCCATTTCTCGTTAACTGTCCAAAGCGCTTTTTTTCCATCCTCACTTAACAGAACGTAATCAATCGCTAAACCATAGTTGTGATTTGATTGACCACCTTTGGCATTGGTGACAATTTTCCCAGGAGCGGTTCGGCCTTGAGCGTAAAGTTTGTTTTGTTCTGCAAACGAACGGTAGCCAGAAGTAATCTGTACATAGATACCTTCTTTGTATGCTTGCTTGATCATTTCAATTGCGCTTTCTTTTACAACACTGTTAATGCCAGCACCCATATTCCTAATCGAACGATCTATAAGAGTTTGCAATCCAATTTTTTCAGCCATGTTCATTCTCCTCTGTATTCTTTTTTTTAAAACAAAAAAGCCGCCTAATGGCAGCCGTTTATTTTGAGAGTCCTTTTTGTTTCAGAATTTCTTTTTGTTTTTTTCCTTTTTCGGTAACATAGTTATTTTTAAACCATGCGATAATTGTTGTTATAAGCAAAAATGCCGTTGATCCAGCCAAATATAATGAATCAGCAAGGGTTGTTACCTGATCATCTGTAATTGGTAATACCGGTTTTCCAAACATCACAAGCGTTTGATTAATAAAAGCAATTAAAAGAAGCACTGTACGGATCACAGTGCCTTTGTCGAAGTTTTTCATATTAAATTCCTCTTTTCTTTTATTTTTGAAGCATTGTATAAACAAGAGCGATCCCGCCGCCAATTACACCAGTGCAAACAGCGGTTATAATCGCACCAGTAATAGTACGCTTAATCCATGTGGTGTTCTCTTCAATTTTGTTAAGTTGATTGTTCAAGCTAATGATTTGCTGGTCATGCTTGTCTTGACCTCTTTCGAGAATGTTGACTCTCTGCTCCAAAGTTGTATGACTGTTTTTTAATTCCGATATATCTTTTTGTATGATGTTCATGCTGTTGACCTCCGTCACTTCTGACATCAGTAAGCCCCCCTAGTCCTTTTCAAGTTCCTCACCTCCTTAAAGAAGGCAAAATAAAAACGCCTATTCAGCGTTTGCGTTTGTGTCATTCCCTTGTTGATTTAATAAAGCTTCTTTAAGCTTCTTATGTTCTTCTGATAACATCGTATATGTCGCCCTCACCTCTGCAAATTTATTGTTTGCTTCATTAAGCAACTCGCTTAGACTGATTACTTTTAACTGTGTCGCTTTCAGCTCTGTTTGCAGCTGTTCTTTTGTCATTTCATTACTCATGTGTTATTTCCTCCTGTACCTTTATTTCTTCTTTGATCTCCTGAAGAGTTTTTTCGGCTTCTTTCAATCTTTCTTCTAGCGACTTTGTAGGAATGGCTCCTCTAATTACGTTGGGTATCAGTTCCTTCATCTTCAATCACCCTTTCAGTAAAAGCATTTATATAACCCTCTCTTTCACCTTCAACACCTACTCTGATACTTAATAGAGTTAAAACGAGATAGTCAGACCCGGCATAACACGGCATTTGATCAGGTGACATGTAACTTTTGTCTAAATGATAAGTATGTTTCTTTTCCTCATCCATTGTTATATAAAGGTCATACAGCACTGGATATTTTCTTTCTTCATCCGCATCAAGCTTTATCAAAGCTGCTGGAAGATCAAAAGTAACTAATTCCCCCTCGTACATGTGATGTATAGTGCAAGCGCTTAATTCAATTCCTTGATCTGTTTCTGTTGCTTTAAGTGAGCGGAAAAACGGATTGAATCTCTTTTCTTCTCTAATTTCAATCAAAGTAAATCACCCTTTCTAAACTGCTTCAGTAATCATCATAATGTTAACCGTGTAATCTCGGTCATTGGCATTAGCTATCCCAGCAGCATTTCTTATATAAATCCTGAAACCTGATGTAGTTTTATTTTCAAAGGCTGCTATGACAGCACTTGAGTTGGAGCCTTCAACCTGCAAAAAAACATTAAAAACATTCTCGATACTCATCCAACTCCCAAAATTGTAATCATACCTCCCAGAATTACCAGACATTCTGACAGTAACATTATCAAAGATAATTTGGCAGTTTGTTTGAAGTGAATTCATATACCGCTCATGCCAAACGCCAACTGCTCTCAGTTGGGTGTTTGTTTGATTTCCGCTGTACATTTTAATAGTATGAGCTCGTAGATCGCCGAATCCACCAACTGTGTGTATAAGAAAGCCCTTATAAGCACGTACAGCAAAATAGCCGTTGTTTATATCAGTTAAAAAATTGCCTTCTGAGCTAAGATCATTAAAAGATTCAATGTATGAGCCGTTTCCTTTCACCTCTATTTTGGCACCTAAATTTTTCATTATAGTTTCATATTTAGAGGACATTTGAACTTCCCTATCCTCTGCTTTCATAGAAAAAATCTCGGTTTCACCATTGCTGTTACCCGAAGTCATTTTCAGTACAGATCCTTCTATCCAATCAGAATAAATGTGAGTTCTATAAACATCACCATTTGTAACAACTGTTCCCGTACCACCTTCAAGAGTTATAAAACCTTTATCAATTGTGGTTCCTCCAACGACAACTTTTGAGTCATCATCTTTATAAAACTGTTTAAAAACACCATCTTTAATCGTTAATACATTTGTTCTCCCGTCAAAATATTCTTGATATATCTCATTAGCAGTTATATAAGATTTATATCTTGAATTTTGAGAAATTGGCTCGATTCTAGCACCTTTTATAAGTGAACCTTCTATCGTGATCCCTTTAATTGTGCCAGCTGTGATTTTGTCAGCAGATAGATTGGCTATTTTGGCATTTGTGATGGCGCCATCTGTGATGTGCGCCGTATCAATTATCGCTGTGCCTAAATGTGCTTTTTGGATTGCGGCGTTTGCAATTGCAGCTGATCCTATCGCTGCATTAGAAATGTGTGCCGAATTAATAGCAGCATCATTGATATGCAATGATGTAATCGACTTTTCGGTAAGCATCACATCAAAAGGACTGGCAGACCATTCTTTTATTGTTTCACCCATTCTTAACTGAAGATTTCTAAAGACAAATGCACCTTCATCTGAAGCGTTCTCTGTATAAGCACCGAAAAGCAAATAATAGTTACTTGCAGTATCTCCAGTGTAAGTAAAAGTACAGTTTAATCGCACAAACTCATCTGATGGCAAGTTAGAAATATCGCCAAAAGAAGTTTCAACGGTTTGTCTCTTAAGATTGCTGGGTGTAACGTAATAACGGAAATTCAAGTAATTGAAATTCTTCAAATTGCCTCGTTTAACTTCTATTGAAAAAGTATAAGTTTCTCCATTTACAAGTTTTAACGATTTACGTGGAGATGTTGAAATTCCAAAAAGCGTATTATCTGTAAGTTTTTTTGTAACAGTAACTTCATTGTAATCCAGTTCATTTACAGTTAATTCAGCAGAATTAAGTCCAGCTAGATCACTAGACCTTGATAATGAACCTGGTAAGATGTTCGAGTTTGAAATATCAGTATATAGTTTGTCTGCTGTCACTGATAGAGCTGCCAGTTTATCTGCTGTGACAGCACCAAACATAATGTCATTATTAAGAACTCTTACCGTCTTAGCCTCATATTCACTCGACCAATCACTGACCGTTTCGTGCGTGTTGGTTGTTCTAAAACGGTAATACCATACTTGATCAACATCTACACCGTCTTGATGGTGCCATCCTCCTGTTTTCCCTCGAAAAATAAGCTGTGCTGATGTTGGTGTAAATCCTTTATTTTGCGATGCATACACTTCATATGCTGCAATGTATGAACTAGGGTTGTAATCCCAAGTAAGAGATACCGTCTTGAATAAACCTTCTACTTTGATATTTGCTGGACGTGGCGGCTTTGTATTAGGAAAACTGCCATCCGTCACATTTCCCGCATCCGGCTTCCGCTCCCATGTGCCACGATTACTATCAATGATCTTTTGCAGCTGCTTTACTCGATCATCACCCTGTAAGGCTGACAAGAACTGCCCGATCTCAACGACACACGTATTTTCAGGATCGGTGATGTCATATTCCATTGTTATAATTCGCTGTGATGTTTCAATAGGAATAGCAAAATTACGATCAATAGCGATGGTTGTATCGCCAAGATCGGCATGTTCATGCTCATGCCCCTCAACGCCTTCAAGCAGCTTCACTGATAGCTCATAATTGACCTCAGTTATTGAAGCTACCGTGATTAGATGATTGTATGTTGCTTTCAATAACTCTTCAGGATCTTCAATATCCTCATCACTGAAAATATCTTCTCTATGAATCAATTCCCCATTTTTCAAGCGGCCGTATTTTTGTAATAGAGCAGGATCGCCTACCCACTCTTGCCCCTTTGGTTTGTCTACTGGATCACCATTTGATTTTTTCCACTCAACATCTGCGAAGTCGATAAAACGGGAATATCCCCCTGTTTCTTCTCCGTCATCGTCAGTTGTTTGTAATGAAGCGCCATAACCATACAAAGCAGTCTTCGGATAGCTGATCACAGTACGTCTGATACTCTCTGTGTCCTTATCAATTTCAAACCGCTTACCGCTGTCTTTTCCTCTTCGTGATAATACCTTGATTGTGCGTTTGGTGATGGTATTCCCGTCAAACTCCACCACATCTTTAAATTCGCCGCCCCATTTGTTCAAGACATCGCTTAAACATTCAAGAGCAGTCATTTTATAAAATGATGTCGAGTTTATTCCTAGCTCGGCGGTCACTTCTGCGGTCCAGCGAGTGCGTTCGAACACTTGATCAAGAACCTCTTGAGCGGTCCTATCTTTCGGCCTTCGCTCTTTTATGATTGTTTCCGCTAGTTCCATCATTGCTGCTTCACATGTTACGAGCGTGTTAAGCTCAGCACCATCATCCGTATCATCAAGCTCTTTTATAACAAATGCCCGCAATTCTCCGTCCTTATCTCGAAACACTACTTGATTCTCTTCAAACAAATAGCGCGCATCAGGATGGGAAGCATCCGCAATAAAAGAAAAAGAAGAACCCAAGTTGAGTTCTTCTTTATATTTTGCATCCCAAAAATTACATGAGTCCTGTCCGTCACTGGACAGAACAGCCAAAAGTTCATCTTCTGGCGACAAAATAAACATTTCAGCCATATGACGGACCCCTTTCTACAAATAGGCTTCTTTAAATTTGATACTGCTTTTGTGACTGAATTTTAGTTTGACTGGTTTTTGAGCAGGAAAATCAAAAAACTCAGATTGGATTTGCAGGCCATTCATAATTGCTTTCCCATTGTTCAGTACCTTCCGTTTAGCGATGTCGATTATAAGTGTGTCTCCTTCAATAAAGTTGTGCACAACCTTTATAACTTTGTTGACACTTTCATCTGAATGCAAAAGAGCCACCTCATATGAAGTGGCTGCTGCTGTAAAAATGCATTCGATTTGCGGTTCGATTGGCGCTAAACTAGGGTTTGTGAATGTTTGGACTCCTTTGCCTAATTCATACGCTGCCTCAGCTCCATATTTCTTAGGATCGGAACAAAGAAAAGTTAGTGTGGCATGTTGCAAACCTCCCTTTGTCTCACCCTCTGTCAGACTCTCGAATATAGCGTTATATGTCCTGTCTGGCTCATCGAAGAAAACAAGGGGCTTTTCATCATCTGTGTGGAGAATATAGTTCAATTCCTCCTGTTTTTTCTTCAATTCACTTTCACTACTGAATGCAAATAGCACTTCTAGGGTTATCACTCTAACAGGTAATCTAGTACCACGAAGAAAACCGCCTGGGCGGTTCCCTATCGTGTCTATTTTCACTTCTCGACCTACAACACCCCTGCCGCTTGGTGTCTCTTTAAGGTAGAAATATTGTGATATATCGGTTCCATTAAAATTGATCTTCCATTCATTGGGGACAAGTTCTTGATAATTGATCATGTGATCCTCGTCCTCCTTGCGTTTGCTCTTTTCTGCTCGTTTTCAACTGGCTTTGCAACACCTTGACCAACCTTTTTGCTATCCATTTCTATTACAATAACTTGCTCAGGCAGTTCAATATTTTGAAGCTCTGCGCTCAATTCGTGTTTAACCGCTCCTATTTTACTGTTTGTAATAGAAGCATCGTAAGCGATGTTTAAATCTTCTTGTTTGATGTACATTGCATCTGTTACCGCATTCATTGCTTTACTCACAGTACCTACACCTTGCTGAATCCCCACAGCAATACCAGCTGGCACCATGACACCCACTTGATCACGCATTAGACGTGAAGGAGAATGGATTTTCAGCTTCTTCTTGATTGTTTTTTCGATTGTAGATGCGATGCTATTGGCTTCCTTCGCAAGTTCGCCTTTCATCCCTTTCATGCCGGATATAATGCCGGCCATCGTGTTAGATCCAATAGCTTTCCCACTTTTTTTAAGCGATCCCAGCTGCTTAACATTGACAGTCAATTCAGCGATTTTATTCATGTAATCATTTTTCAGTTTGTTCAGTTCTGAGTTAGCCGCATTTCTCAATTCAGTGATCTTTTTAGTTGTTGCATTTTTAAGATCCGCAAGCTCTTTGGTCGCTTGTTCGCTTGCCATGCTGTGTTTTTGTTTCCATAGTGAGATATACTTATCTAGCTCTGGAGCAGACATGGAAGCAATAGCTTTTATTTGATCAGCTGATCCCACACCCATTTGCCTTAATTCATCGACAAATTCTTTTGGTGCGCTGCCTGTTAGTTTTGATAGGTCAGACTGGAAACCTTTCATTTTATCAATTTGCGCTTGAAGGTTATCCAGAAGCTTTGACCCACTGACTTTTTCTGTGGTGACACTATCAAACAACCCCATAGCGTTGTAAATAGAGTCAGTACGATCTTTAAGAGCATTCTTATACTCTTCATTAGCTTTCTTGATGTCACTGGTTAGCTTGTCGTTAATGCTTTTGAACTTGGACAAATAGCTGTTGTTGGCTGAAAGAATACCTTTATTCAGCTTTTCAGCCGCTTTTTTCTCATTTTCTTTCTTCTTCAACGCTTCTCTAGTTAGATTATTCTGCGTTGCATAGATTTCCCGTTGAATTTTATTGCGCTGGTCAGCTGTCAGTTTTTCCTTCTTTTTAATCTTTTCAAGCTGCTTGATGTATGTCTGGCCGCTTATTTTCTTGGTGTCATACTTCACTTCTGCATTAGCGATCTTTTGAGACACTTTCTTTTGATAAGCAAGCTGCGCTTTTGTCTTTTTGCGCTGTGCCTCAAGAGCCTTTTTCTTTTGCTGTGATTGCGATTTCTTCTGTGCATTGTATATTTCACGCTGAATCTTCGCATTTTGCGTGGATGTTAGCTTGTTTTGCTTCTTGATTGCATTTAATTGTTTGATATATGTTTTGGAACTTATTTTTCCAGTATCGAACTTGGTTTCTACAGCTCTAATCTTGTTATCAACACCGGTTTTTCTTCTAGCATTCGCTTTACGTGCCGCAGCTGCTTGTTTCTTCTTCAATGCCTCCGCTTGCTTTTGAGCTTTTTTTGTTTCAGCTTGCGCCGCTTTTTGCGCCGCCTGTGTTGTCTTTTTGGCAGAAGAAACAACTGTATTTGTTGATTTATCCAAACCAACGGCCATACCAGCACCCAAGTTATATCCAATCTCATCCCGCATCCAGCGTGAAGGGGAATGGATTTTAAATAGTTTGGTAAAGGTATTTTTGACATTGTTGACGATGCTTGTTGCTTTGTTATAGAGACTAGATGCCATTCCACCAATACCACGAATAAGCCCAGATATGATGTTTTTACCAATGCTAAACAGATTTATCCCCTTGAAGAACCGCACAACTCCGTTCCAGATGTTACTAATGGTTGTTTTAGCAGCTCGCATTGTATTGCCAATAGCATTTTTCATATTATTGAAAATTGATTTGACAGTGTTAAAAATGCCAGTAACAAGATTTTTAACGGTGTTTTTAATCCCGTTCCAAACACTTGAAATAAACGACTTTATCCCGTTAAACACTGTTGATGTAATCTTTTTGATATTGTTCCAGTTGTTCACAAAGAAGTTTTTAATGCCGGATAAAACACTACTAAAGAATGATTTAATGCCATTCCAAATTGATTTAGCAACATTTTTGATACCATTCCAAACACCTGAGACAACAGATTTTATTGCATTCCAGACAGTCGTGAATATTTTCTTGTGTGTATTCAACGTATTTACAAAGAAGGATTTAATGCCATTCCAGACACTGGTTGCTATTTTTTTAATGCCGTTCCAAACACCCGTTATAAACCCTTTGATAGCTCCCCAAACTGTTTTCACAATCTTTTGATGAACTGCTAATGATGTTTTAAAGAAATTCACAATACCCGTCCAGACTGCGGAAGCGACTTTCTTTATTCCTTCCCATAATCCTTTTAAGAAGTTTGAAACTGCACCCCATACTTTTTGAGTAAACGCTTTGACTTTATCCCAATTGGCAATGATTAAAGCAACAATTCCTATTACTGCGGCTGTTATCCAGCCAATAGGACCCATCGCAACAACCCAAGCCGCTGCCATTCTAACAGCATTTGCCATCGCTTGAGCGGCCATAACAGCCATTCGAGCAATGAATAAAGCCATTTGTTTTATTCCATTTTGTAACATGAGAATAAATGAACTCATCTTCGTTGCTGTCCACGCCGCTGCCATTCTTGTGGCATTCGCAATGGATTGTGTAGCCATCAACGCCATTTGTGTGACCCATAGAATCATTTGTCTAATGCCGTTTTGCAACATCAGAATAAACGAACTTATTTTTGCCGCCGTCCATGCAACAGCCATTCTAGTTGCTTGCGCTACAGACTGAGCGGCCATGAGTGTCATGTTTTTGATCCAAAGCCCCATTTGAATAATTCCGTTCTTTAATGATGTAATTAAAGATGAAATTTTCATTGCAGTCCATGCAACGGCCATCTTTGCGCCATTTACTGTTGCTTGCGTTGCCATAAGGGCGTTTCTAGCGATGAATTGACCCATGACAAGAATTGTAGTTTTTAATTGGCTTACAAAGCTTAGTAGCTTCACTGCTAGTAAAGAGTTTTTAAAACTTGAGATCCAACGAGCAGCCACCATAAAATCTTTAAATCCGTTAGTTAAAGAACTAACAGCGACCATTGCTGGAACAATCGCTCTAACCACACCGATAAGAGATAGGCCAGCTGCGATAAATTGTCCAATTGCTGGGTTTGCTTCCATGGCAGCGTTAGAAAACTTCAAGAAGCTGTTTACAGTTTCAAGAATCGTCTTTCCTAGTGGTGCCATTCCGATAAGTAGATTTATAATAGTTCGGGAAATTTGACCAAGTGTGCTCCACACTGTCGGACCTGTTTTTTCAATGTATGCGATGAAGTTCTTAAAACCTTCTGTATGTTGAACGGTACCCGCCCATTCTCTGAATCTAGCGGTCATATCAACCAAAGATGTAAGCATATCTGAAGACATTGGTCCAAACGCAGCAAATAAACGGCGTAATGCTCCTGAAAAGTTTGTGATGACCTTTAAGATTTTTGGGCCGTTTTCACGGGTATAGGAAATAAAATCTTGGAATCGTTGTGACGAGCTTAAACCAGCCGCCCATTTAGCCCATGAAGCAGTTGCTTTTTCCATGCTTGCAGCCATATCATTTCCTAGAGGACCAAAAGCCACTATAAGATTCATGACTGTTCTCATGACATTTCCGGCAATGTTCCCGAAGGTCACAAAAGCTTTCCCTGCATTGTTGTTCATCCATTTGATGAAGTTTTGCATGTCTTTTGCTTTGAAAGCATTATCAAGGTTTTTTGTTAATGTAACCGCTCCATTTGCCACGTTAACAAACATAGGCCTAAGACTATTAAGAACCGTTTTAAACGTTGTGAGCGAGTTCGTGAACGATTTCAAGATAGGCTTCTGTGTGATCTTCGCAATGTCCTGCCAGTTATCTTTAAAATCTTCTAAAGTAGCAAGGGCTTTCTTCTCTTCTTTCCCTAGAGACTCTTGCAAAACTTTGATTTTTTCCATGATTTTGGCTCGCTCTTTCGCATTAGTGGCATCATCTAGCTTGGCTTGCAACTTGTCTAAATCTTGACCAGTTTTGATAACACTACCAATGGACGTAACAGCCAATGCACCAAAAGCCACAGCGCCAGTACCGGCAGTAGAAAAAGCACTGACAAGACCCATTAATCCACTCGTAGCAGATCCAATCATTGGACCAAGTGCCCCAATTACTCCCACAGCACCCGATAAAGTAGGAGCTAAAGCAGGTAATAGAGCAAGCAATCCACCACGCAAAGCATTCCCCATAACATTTGATATGGAGTTTGTTATTTTTGAAAGTCTATTCATCGCATTTTCAAACTTATCTAAACGCTTTTCAAAACCTTCCCATACATCCATTATTCTAATAACAACAGTATTAGGAAGACTCGCTAAAGCCGCTCTTGCAATTGCAACTGAACGAATCAAAGCCGCAGAACTTGCATTTATGATTGTTGTAACTCTGTTCGGAATAATTGCTAATGCAGCACGAGCAGCGGCAACAGATGAATTTAAGTTACTTGCGTTTCCAGCAATCATTGTCGTCACTCTCTGTGCTATAGAAGAAAGAGCGGTACGAGCAACGGCAACTGTTGAAACAAGCGGGCTGGCATTACCTGCAATGATTGAAGTTACCCTTTGAGCAATAGTAGATAATGCCGTTCGAGCTACGATAACAGCACGTCCTAAAGGAGTAGGATTTCCGGCTATGACGGTTGTCACTCGTTGAGCGATTGACCTTAGCCCTGCTTTAGCACGAGCTATTGAACTGGTTAATGGATTGTTATCACCCGTAAAATAAGTATTGATCCGTTGAGGAATCTCACGCAATTTTTGACGGGCCATTCTAACAGCCCTAATTAAAGGGTCTGCATCGGCATCTAGGTCAACCCGGTTGCGTTCGTGCCGGCGCAAGAAACTGTCCATTTGCTGCTCTGCCTCACGTACACGCCTTTGGAAGTCAGCGATTTCAGCATCTACTTCGACAGTGTGATGATCACGCATACGGCGCATCATGTCGTTTACTTTGTCCATTTGCTTTTTGAATTTACGTGTTTGCGCCTCGACAACCGCCGTTAATTTTTCGATCAAACCCTCACCCCTCTTCTGTTGGTTTTCTAAGCATGTTCCTTAATCCAATGTTAAGGTCGTTCAGCTTTTTGGCATCCACTTGATTTTTGAAGCCATTGCCAGTGACATCCCGCTCAAGATCAGCTCTAGCTTTTTGTGCATCAAACATTTGTGAAGGCTTAACTTTTTTGGCGTTATTCGCATACCGATGAAACATTGCGTTTATTGTCATTCGCTCTATTTCATCAATTTCACGCATCTTAGCTGCCTTTAACTTGCGTTTATACTCGTTTGGAGTCCATGACATGATGAGATCGTTGTCATAGACACCCATCCAACGAGCTGCGTCTTCAATTACTTGGAGGTAGTCAATCCCATCAACTCTTTGCGGGCTTGTTTCAGCATTTCCAAGTATTCCTTGCCGGTCTCTTCTTCCTCGATCCGCTTCGCTGCCATTTCTGGTGTCTCGTTCGGAGCAACTTTCTTCGGTTTGTTCATCTTCTCGAGTAGCGTCCAGTTCTGACGGATCTTTCCTTTGAAAAAACCAGCGTTTTCAAGTGTTTGGAAAGCTTCTTTAACCAAGCGATCCACTGCGTCACCTTTTGTATCTTCTTCAATGATTTTCATAATTGCATCTTCAATTTGCTCTGGAGACGGTTTACTCCCTTTAAGATGAGAAAGAGCGCAATCCCAAAAAGCAGATAACATAAAAGCATCTTCATTGAGTAAACCCATGTAAATGTTAAGTGTTCCGCCTGCTTTGTCTTCTTCTTTAGTCGTGTATTTCTCGTTTGCTGTACGGTCAAATGCAAAGTCACATCTTGCTGTATATTCTTTTGATCCAATTGTTAAAGTAGTCATTTATAAAAACCCCCGATTTGTTTTTTTGTAATAGAAAAGAGCCTCCGGATAATAGAGGCCCTTCAAGTGTTATTCTCCTGTGGAAACCGGTTCTGTCTGTGTGACAATCTCACTCATTGGAGACTCGCCAGCTTCATTCACGGCAGTGACATTTATGGTCAGTTTCGTATCAGGATTCATCCCTGTTGCGACATAACTTGTGTCAGTGACGTTTTTATCAAGACGCTTGTCTGCACCTCTGTATACGTTATATGAAGTCGCCCCTTCTACCGCATCCCACTTTACTGAAATACTGTCAGATGTGGCGGTAAACGATAGATTTTGGGGCTGCTTAGGGTGTCTCAACTTTCTTATTAAGTTCGCCAAACTGTTTGAAGCTGTCAGCTCCAGCAGCAGATCGGATTTGAGCAATTAATTCTGGATCTAGCGGCTCTAATTCGTCTTTAAACGTCTTTCCGAGAACAGGAAGAGTTGTTGAAACCTCGATAAAACCATCCTGTGGTGCGCTTTTCTCAAGGCTTTCAATGATCGCATGACCATATTCAGCATCATGTTTTCCATTTGCGTTTAAGTTAAGATTCACTTTCCATACCTGTACTGCTTCCTCTTTGTCAAAAGCAGCTTCAATGGCTTTTTGACCCGGATCATCGTCCGCAGCATAAAAAGATAACTCAAAACTTTCACTTTTTGTTCCATATCCAACGATACGACCTGATTTTGTGCTTTCGTCAAGTGAATCTTGCTCTTTTGTGTGAGAACCCTCAGTCTGAAAAGCAATAAATAATCCTTTTTGATCTGTTGCGCTAATTGGCTGAACAATGAAAACTTCATCCTTACCATTCAATAGGTTTACCACTAAAAACACCCTCTCAATTGTTTATCGTGTATCTCATTCGCAAGATACCGTGTTTTGTATATCCGTCTATGTCTGTGATGACCTGCATCCCTCGCAACTCTTCACGGCATAAAGAAAAGCCCTCTATTTCTAGGGGCCTTTTTGTCAAAGCTTGCAACATTAGGTCTATTACCTGTTGCGCTTCTTTTTTTCCTGAATAGTCTGACCAGCAATGTAAAACCACGTTTACAACTTCGCCAGCAGACGTTTTTGTCTCAAATAAGGAAACATCGTCATCGCCCATTGAGACATAAGGCTTTTTAGCATCTTTGGAAACCGCATCAAAAACGCCTGTGACACGTTCGTTTAACCGCTTATCCATAGATAGCCTTTCAAATATAGCAGCCTGTAATGGCCACAATGATGAGCGCATTTCAGCAGCTCCTTTCTATTGCGTTTCACGGGCAAAGTGCCGCATGCCTTCTTCTACAGCAGGATTAAAGAATGGTTGCGCCCTCATACCTCTTGTCATCACCCATCGGCCTAGCTTTTCATCATAATAGACCCACGGTGTTTGACGGCCGCCGCCTTCCTCTGCATAAATACCGGTTCCGTATTCTACATAGATTGCATAATCAGCACCAACGGTGATGATGGCTTTCAATCCTTCGTCACGATATTCAACCTCAATAGAGTTCTTAAGATTCCCACCATCAATCATGGCTGTTGGCGCATTAATGACAGCATGACTGTAAATCAGTTCTGCTGTTTCTGTTACAATTTGTTTTGCTCGATCTATGACTTTGCGCTCGAATTTCTCAACCGTTTTCGCCATTTGTTTAGCCCATTTCCCTGATACCTCAGCCATTTAGCACCTCTGAAACTTGGCATTTGAGACACATGATCTCATTTTCTCCGCCTTGATCAATAGGATCTGATTTCAAGATGAGTATTTTATTTTTGTGTTTAATTCTCATGGTCTTTTCAATGTCTTCTCTGTACTCGAAATAGACATTGTGATCAACTGGATATTGCAGCTGTTGAGCTTGGTAAAATTCTCTTGATGAAACACTTGTCACCCGAGCGGGAATTGTCAGATGGTCCACATACTCTTCATTGTAGCCACCGCCACCGTCCGGCACTTTTTCAAGCTTTTGAAACGTGATTTCATGTGGGAACTCTTCAAATACATAACTCACCAATAAGCCCTCCTATATGGGTAAAGGTACTTAGTGACCGTTTCAGGAAAATCAGTGTCATAAGAGTACGACACATCACCCATGCTTCGACTTGCCAAACCTGCTGGCTTCATGTTGAACTCAACAGCTTTCGCAACAAAGATTTTTACACCGGCCGGCAGGTCATCTGCATCAAATTTGTTCTTACAAAAGTCAGAAGCATATTCAACAAAAATAGGAACAACCTCAGACAAGTAATCATCGTGCTTATCTGTTGTCATTCCTATCATTCTTTTAATCTGTTGGATGTCCATTGGATCACCCTTTCATTAGCCTGCTGATTTCGTTGTTCGAGTGACAAGGCTTTCTGATTTCTCAGATTCTCCAACATCATTAATCGCAACCACAGCAAACGTATATTGAACATCTGGATTTAATCCTGTAGATGTGTGAGTTGTTTCCGTTGTATTCGTGACCTTTTTGCCGCTTCGATAAACATCATATGATTTCGCCCCATCTACTGGAGACCAAGAAATAGTGACTTCGTTTTCACTTGCGTTCTCCAATTGTAGATTTTGGGGCGCATTAGGGCGTAGTAGCAAGCTTAATTTTAATTGCTTTGGATTCATCATATAAGTAAACGCCATAATGCTTGTCTGCCGTTGCAACAGTTGTTTTCTTCCTGATGTTTCTGTCTGTTTCAACAAAAATATCTCTTTTCAAGAACAGACTTAATGCACCACGTTTAACGAGATAAGCTGTTCCTTCTTCAAGTTTTTTGGTTCTGACAATTTGAGCACCAAGCAGTTCACCGAATACGCCTGATACAAGAAGACGATCCCCTAGATCAGTATTACGTGTCCAACTATCTGAAGCTGATTTCCTTAATGCAGCGATGTCTTTAGGAGTTCCAAACAACAACATATCTTCTGGATCTTCATCATTAAAAATGCCAATGGCTTCATCCAACGTATCGACATCAAATGATGCTGACTTGCTTTCATAGACGAGTGTCGCTTGACCTAAAGCATCAAGCAGATCATTATCAACTTTGTTGCTGATAGAAACAGAAAGTTGCTTGACTGCCTCGCCTTTTGGATCTCCATACCCTGACAACATTGCCTCATCAGTGATTTCTACACCTTTACCTGCTTTTTTAATGGTGAACGTCTCAGAATCACTAGTAAGCAAGTCAAGATCAATTTCTGCACCTTCCGCAACATCCTTCGCATCACCAATGTATTTCCACTTTGGTACAGTGATAGTGTCACCCGGACTACCCGTCAATGTTTTGTCAACATTAGCGAACGGGGCAAAACGAATTGCTTTGTCCAATTTCGCTGAAATCATATCGGCCATGACTTCTGGCACAATCATATTATCTAGTTTTGTTAAAGCCATTTAAAACACTCCTTTAATTAGTTAGTTGTTGATATAGCTCTGGGTTTTCACGATATAAGTTTTCTCTTTCGCTATATCCCATTTTCTCGAATTGATCTTTGGTGATAGTGCCTTTCAGTGGTGCAGATGGGGTAACGTGCGGCTGCCTACCCGCTAAACCCGGGGAACTGTCATTCTCCGCTTCAAATAGATAGCTGTCACTCTCTTTAAGAGCGGTTAACTGCTCATCGAGACCAATTACCTTATCATCAGATAATTTAAGCCCATCAACGTTTAAATTAGCTTTTACAGCCTTGATGTTTTTCGCCTTCGCATCACGTAAAGCACTTTCAATAGCAAATTCAAAGGCTTGTTTCTCCAGCTTTTGCTGGTATTCCTCAGACGCTTTTTTATTTTTTTCTTGCAGCTGCTCAATTTCTTTTTGAAGCTCTTCATTTCCTTTGGCTTGCTTTTGTAGTGTGCTTAACTGCTGATCCCGCTCATCAAGCTGGCTTTTCAATTCCTTCTTCTCATTGTTAACAGCGTCAAACCGCTCTTTCGGGAACCATTGACCATTGCTAACAATATCAATCTTTTGATCTCCAGCTTTTTCAATGACTTGAGCATACAGATCATCACCGAGTAATTCTTTTAAACTCATTTCAACCTCTCCTTTGATGTTTTTTTGCGTGTCCACCTCACGCACAGGATTTACGCTTAGTTTGGCTCCAAGCCTTTAGAATGAGCAAAAGAGCCTTTTTATGTCATGCTCAGGACAAAAAATACGCTTAATAATGATTTGTATTTAAAGAGTTTCACTTACCAATTCATACGTCTTCTCGAAAACATCAGGCTTACATGGATAAAATTCTCCCATTACACCTTTAATAATGTAATCACCTTGATTTGCTATCATTTCACCTTCCAGTGTTGAAATAACAATTCCGCCAGTGATATGAAAATCTAACAGTTCACCAACAAAATCACAAACAGCTTTATGATTTTCTTTACCTAAAAACTTAATCGCCTCAATGACAACCGGTTTTTTTCTATATTTCATCACTTAATCACCTTTACTTTGCTATTGTTTTGTACCACTCTTCATAGGTTTGGTATGGAATAACCTCACCCGCTCCAGAACCGCCCTTTCTCGCTCTTCTCGTGTCCGGCATTTTGCCATTCACTTTGAAAGAGATCGTGCAGCGGCAGTTTATATCATCTTTGGCATTATTCATGTGACCAGGAGCAGGGCCGACACCGCCATAAATAGAAACAAATAAACCATTTTTAGCGGTCTTCCCATCAAGCTTTCTATGACCAGCACGCGTTTTTAGATCAAGGGTAGAATTCCACACCTTTTCTAAATTGGCGTGCTTAGAAGCATTTTCAGCGCTTTTCATTCTCGCCGAGACTTGTACCCTATGAACTTCCGTTCTCGCTACGTCACGGGCTTTTTTTCTCGCGAATTCTGTGCTTCTCTCAATTCGCTTGGCTATTTTGCTATAATCCTCACCAGCTTGAATGCCTTGAGCAATAGATATTTGAATCTGCCGGACATAATCATCACGGTGACGCTTATATAAAGCTGATAGAGTCAATTCGGCTATCGGGTTTAGAATAGCTTGCTGAATCATCGCAGTTGTTGGCAACGTATAACCCATTTTCACGGCTGCTTCTATCTCGTAGAGATAAGCAGACCGCATATAGTTCTCAAGAAACTGTTTTGCAGCCAATGCTTCAACAATGATAAGAACCGTTTTGAATGCTTTGCTTGATTCCTCTGTCATCCGCTCCATTTCTTTTTTGAAACGATTGTATTTGTTGAGATCCGCCATAGAAAGTGAACCATCTTTTCCATACTTAGCGAAAAGAGCGGCCATTTGCTGATTAATCTCTTTTAAACGCTTTGCAAAGACAGCATCAATTTTCTTGGCATCCTCTGTGATCATGTCATCAAGCAGTTTATCAATCTCGTTCTGGTTCATCTTCATCACCGCCCGCTTCTGGTTCAATCTCAGTTAACGGCGGCATGCTGTTTCTGTATTCTGCTTCCTCTGCCTCAATACGTTTTAATTCTGCTTCTACATCATCTACCCACGGATGATTTGCAATTCGTGTTTCACGGCTTAAATCTGTGCTCTGATTCGACATTTGAACCTGCTCAAGCTCGTTTGTCATTCGAGAGCGGTTAAAAGTCATCTGTAAAAGCGTGGGATCGTATTCGCCTTGACCTGTCATTTTTAGATATTCAGTGAAGAACCAAAAAAAGGCGCTTAAAGCTGGCCGGAACTTCCGCTCTGCTTCATTCGCCTTCAGATCAAGCAAGGAATATAGATTTTTAATAGCAACGTTGGTAGGTGAATTTCCCACTTTGTCAGGATTGTTGTTTACGCCCTGTCCGAAGCGGTAAATATTCTCTTCTAATCGGTCCAGATGTGAATTTGCGCTGTCCATCGGGATTTCAGCGCTCTTCATTTCTAAACCGCCATCCCCTGACACTTCCACAGCTTTATAATGACGTAGATTCGTTGTGAACTCGTTTAAATCTTGACCTGCGAAGTTTTTAATGACATAGATTAAGTCTTGCATTTCATCAAACGTGTTAGCGTTATTTGAAATATTGTTATTATATTGATCTATCAAGTCTTTATAGAAGATAAGGTCACTGACACCCTCTTCATTGTTCTTAAACTCGATCATTGGAACCTTCCCCCAGCCATACCCTTTCCCTCGTTTGTCGTAGAAATGGCTTTCAGGGTTGTTTTTATAATCAAAGTCTTGAATCAAAGACCCGTTATGCTCTACATAGTAGAAAATCTGTTCATCTGTGTACAATTCCACTTTGCGGGTGATCTCATCATCAATGTTTTTAACATCGTAGTAACGGATAGCGTAAAGCAGGCTGCGTTTTTTTGTTGAATCGTAAACCGGTATGACCTCTTCTGCTGGAATGCGAAGGTAATCAAAATTACCTTCTTCATCAACAAATGGATGAAGCCATTCTTTCCCCTTATTACTGGCGTTTTTAAGAAGCTCCTGCATACAATCGTCAAAATCTTCGTCTATAAAGTCGTTCACAACTGCAAGGAACATTTCATCTTCTGCGTTAAAAGTAATTGGCTTACCTAAAAGGTACTGAACCTTTTGCTGAACAAGCAGCTTATGCCAGTTGTGAGAGATTCGATTGTTCGGCTTATCAGTATCAACCATTTTAACGCCATGTTTATAGTAATAGCGTTTGCGTTTCTTAATGTCCGCTTGGTTCAAGTAATAAGCAACACCTTCGAGCATCTGATCCCGCTCTACAGCATGTTTATCAATCATCTTTTGAAGGATGGTTGTATCGGGTAACTTATCGGATGTTTCTGCGCTGTCCTCTATGATTTTAAGCAGCTCTTCTGTATGTGTTGGCGATGTTGGGTACATGGTCATTCCCCCTTTCTAATTAAGTGAGCACCCTTACGCCAGATTGTTTCATATCACGCTCAAATGCGTATCTAGTCGCATCAATAGAGTGATTGTCTTTATCCTCAAGGCGTGGTTTCGGGTTGCCGTCTTTATCTGTTTGATAATCAATGTTCTCAAATTCACGGGCTAGATTTGGTGTTCTCAATGGATCAATGACTATTTCACCTAAATCTCCAAGCCATTCCTCACCATATTGAACCGAATCAGGGCCTTTCTTTGCTCCTGAAACCCTTCTAATGCCGTGTTCCTTTTTAAGCTCGTCTATACTTTTTGGTTCAGCGCTATCGGCTGTAATCTCATTACTTTCATAGCCTTTTGATTTAATCCACTTTGCTAGTTCTCTGTTAGAAACTTTGTGATCATATAATTCATCAAGTGCATATATTTTGCTTCGCTTCTTGTCATAATGCCATCTGACGAAAGCAAGCGGATCTGGACCATAACCAAAGTCAACGCCTTGACGTATATTGTCAAAGGAGCGGACCATATCATCAGTTATGCTGCCTTTCTTGATTTGAAGGTTATCAAATGGAACAACGCCAGTTCCGATCGCTTCCCCAAGATATTCCCATCTATACTTCTTTTCGTTTTTGGCTTTAGTTTCCTCAGCCTCATTGATAAACGCTTTTGATAGATGAGGGTTGTCTAGGTACGTTGAATGATGAATATACGTGTTCTCAGCAGGGAATGACGTTTCATACTTCTTGTTAACCCAATTTTGCTTACGCTTTGGCGGGTTATAAGTGTAATAGAACGTATAATCAAACTTCCCTGCTCGTTTACGTGGGTTGTCTGTCTTTATTTTGTGTGTTAGTTCTTCACGTAGAACGGAGTTCATGATGGTGCTTACTTCTTCATCTGACTTAAATTCTGCAAGCTCTTCAATCCACATAACACCTATTGGAAAATCAGCGTCTTTGATTGATTTGAGCTTTTCAGGATCATCAGCACCAGCAAAATATATCTTGTTCCCTCTTGGCTTGTATATGATCTCTAACCTAGAAGGAACAAACTTGAATAGATGAGAGACACCAAGCGTTACCGTTGCTTGCTTTATCTGTGCGAAAACTGATTTAACAAGCGTATTCTGTACTTTACGCAGCACGAGAGCGGAAACAGGGTATTCAATAATATCTGTTACCACACCATTACCCACGCTGAATGATTTACCAGAAGCACGTCCGCCCTTTAGAACGTAATGAAGATGCTTTTTTGCTCTTCTGTATCTCCAAAACTCACGAAAAGCCGGTGCCAACACTTCCGATACTTTAATCATCGTCATCACCTATATCATCAACAATGTAAACTGGTGCAACGTCACCTAATTCCATTTTCTCGACTTCGGCTTTTGTTTTATCAATGTTCAAGCGCATCTGCTCCAGTTTAAGCCGTCTTTCGTCTTTTTCATGGGCTATGTTGTCAAACTGCTTTATCAAGCTTCTCAGCTCGCCCATAGCTCGTGATTGAGCGTTTAGGAATGTAGCATGACGATCCCAAGCGAATTGAAACTCGTATTCTTCTTCTTCGGTTTCTTTTTCTTCAAGGTCACCCTCATGAAAAACGTACCGTGCTTTTTTCAGCTCTTTGATCATTTCGTCTTTGCTTTCAACGAACATTATTTTCTGTGCCCGCACAATTGCTGTGAACTGAATTTGTATTTGTTCCCACAGCAGGTCGACAGGTGAAAACTCTTGTATGTCCTGCATGATCTCAAACGCTTCAGCTGGCATGTGCTTTGAGTAAAAACCATGAGTCTTTGCGTTTTGGTTCCTTGCAGGAGCACCACCGCTATTCCCTACAGCGTTTTTGTTCCCTTTTGGAGCACCACGAATAGGAGCGCTCCTTTTCTCAATCGGAGCGCTCCCTTTAAATTCTTCATCCCATTTGTCGTTCGCTTTCCACTTTCTAATTGTGTTTGCAGTGACCCCTAATTCTTCCGCAATGTCTTTTAATAAGCGGCTTCCGTCACTTTCCTTCCACAACTGAAATGCTTTGTCTCGATTCGGATTTCTTGCCCTTGCCATGTCACATCACCGCCACTCCTTTCTTTGTGTTGTTTTGTAATTTTTATTCACTCTAAACTGCCGCCGCACTCTACCTTTAAGCCGATGCTTGGTGTAAAGAATTATCGGAAGCAGTTTACAGGGAACAAAAAAAGCACCCTCAAAGGGTGACTTTTCAAACTTTATTCAAATGGTATAATAAACATAATTTTTAGATAAATCATTTAAGAAAGGATGTATAAAATTTCAATAAATATTAAAGATCCCTTGTAGCAATAAAATCACGTAACTCAGTTCTTCTATTTCTAATTGCTAGAGAAGTATGCTGAATAGCTGTGATAACTAGTGTTCTATGATCAATACCACTTACAACGAATCTTTTAAGCGAACTAATTGATATTTTATGAAATTTTCCTTCTTCATCCCAAAAATCTAGTTGCTTAACCTCAGCGCCGAACATATTCATAATGCTTTTTGCAATAGGAGAGTTTCTTAAATCCCCATCTCCACCTCTTCCAGGTGCTTTGAGTAAAATTTCATGCATACCACTTTCATCTTTATTCCAACCTTCAATCCATTGTGTATTTAAATCGTCTTCAGCAAAAATAGTTGCAGTTTCATGTAAAAATCTCCGCACGCCTGGAAATCTCACCCACAAATGACTGACTCTATGATTTTCGAAAGCTTCTTTAAATGTACCTTCATCGATTTCTTTATCAGTATCTAAGTAGTTAAACTCTGAATTATAGACTTCTTGGAAAGCATCCTCTAAGATTAAACCTATTCTTGTCATTGTTGTCTCTTTTTTTAAATTGTCAGCAGGATAATCGCGATTCTGTACTAAGAATCTCTTTTCTCTAAGATCAAGCGCCATTATTGTATTAATACATGGTTCAACGTCTGGTGCATATGAGTTGTTCTCTTCATCTAGTGAGTTAATATTCGAATCATGTTCTTCACTAAAACTGAAGGTAATAACATGATTTTCCTCATCAATTTCATTGGTTATAGTATAATAATAACCCCTTTCTCCATGCTGCCTACCGTAACTTTTTAGAAATTCATATAAGTCATTAGTCTTTGTCGTTAAATCATTGTTATAAGTCATTTGATATACCCTAAATTCCATAAAAAAACCACCTTTTTCAAAAGATGGTTAAATTATAATATAATATTCAAATTTTTACTACAATTTTCCATTGATTTTTTAGAATATAATGACATCTTCTGCATCGATCCAAGTCTTAATACCACTTTCAAGCAAAACTTGGATTTCTGTTCCATGTCTTCCTGAAACAACTCCCTTTATAACACCAACTTGTCCATTTAAATGATTACTACTTGTAGAAGATATTTCAACATTATCATTGACTGCCATTGAACTTCCTCCCTTTGTATGAATTTCAAAATTATGCATATTCACTTTAACATCCCTTTCCAGTTTATTCAATAACTTATACTGTAGTATTATGTCAAATTCTTTAAATTATGATAAAAATTCATTCAAGCGCTTTTGCAAATTTTGTCGAACGAATCCTTAGCTCGCAAGAGAAAGTGAAAATATATTAATTTGTGGAGACACGGGAAAATTATGCCTCCCCGTCCTGCCTTCAAGTTTACACTGCGGTTTTAAGTGATTTCAAATGTTGAAGAAAATTGACTTTCTTGACTTCTTTGACGATGTTGCCGATTATTTCAGTTTTGATTTTTCTAATTGTGTCTCTTGAGCATTCAAGGTGATCTGATATAGCGGTGTAACTCATTCCAGTCATCATGCAGTCATAAACGATTAAATGTCTTTCCTCATGCATTTGGTCCACAGCTTTATTAAGGAAATTAGCAATAGCTTCGTATTTGAGCAGTCTCTTCTCTCTCCGGTCAAGATGTCTTAGTTCAGCTTGACTTATTCCTGCTGATCCTTTAGGCATTGCAGCTTCATCACCGTATGTTGCGGTTAGCTTTTGACCTCCTGCAAATTCAACACGATTCAGGAGCCTTGTGAGCCTGTCGATCTCTCGAAGCATAAATTCATAGTCTCTAATCCATTCTTCTACCTGCCAAGCAATCATTTGATCTGTCATCTATATTCCCTCCCATTATTTACGCTTGTAAGCCCCGCCTTTGGCTCTTCTCAGCCTTTGCATGTTTTGCCCCATCAACTCTCTTAAATCTCTGTCAGTGAGCTTTTGCGGCTGTTTTTTCGGCTTTTCCTTCTTCATAGCTGCTCCTTTCTAACAAAAAGAAAACGGACACCAACCAGCACCCTAAAAAGGTGTTGATCAGTGTCCGCAGGCTCTCCGTCTTGGACTTATTTAGTTAATCTCTCAAAATCAACGACAACCAGCCATTTTCTATAAAGGATCGTTACCCAATCTTCTTATCATTTGTTTCACATAATCATAACTCTCCACAACATTTATGAAATGGGTACCATCAGCAGCAATTCGACATCCGGTTTCATCATGTGGATTAACTCCGAAGCTCAATATTGCATTAAAATTAACTGTAACTTTTTCATCGTTGGGTTTAGTTAATTCCATGAATTTCATTCCGTTACCTCCTATCGAATATTGAATTTAACGGACTCGAACGTTCCGATGTAGTTTCGTTTCTTAGAATCGGTGTAGCAGTCCAGTTGGATCACGTATGTTCCTTTGCCAGTACGTTTGCGGATTTCACTCACGCTAAACGATTTTAGAGGCGTTGACGCTTTGAATCTGCCCCTTTGCACTAGATTCGTATCTGTTAAACCGCCACCGCTGCGCTTTTTGTAAACGCCAGCAGTGTAATAAAGCGTGCTCGATCCTTTCTTTTCCGCTCTCCAATTGACCGTTTTTGCTCCTGCATAGTAATTGGTGTCATCCGTAAAGACTCGCGCTTGATGACCATATCCCTCAGTTTGCCAGTTAGACCATACTGCTTGAGCAGACGGCGCATAAAGCACCGCCGCAATAATAATAATTAGTGTGATTAGTAGTTTTTTCATAATATTCCCCTTCCTCATAGCAAGCTCCCGTCTACTGCCAATCGCATTTCTTTTTCGTTCGTTAAATCTTCAAGCACTTCTTCAATAGGAACTGTTTTGTTATCTTCTCCAGTACAGCGACTATACTTTGTTGCTGCATATAGTGCCGTTACTTCTTTGATACTTTCCGCAAGTTCTTTCTCTTCATCAGCAGTAACGTCATTATTGTAAATCTCCATTGCACGTTCGATATTGCGCGCCTTGATTAATGCATAATAAGGCTCGTGTGTCTCATAAAACTTCATTTCTTCTTTTTTTCTTTTAGCCTGTTCCTCAAGTAGCTGAATTGCAGATTCGAGATATGTCGCAAAATCAAGCGTCTCTTCTTGAGCGTGTTTCATCCAGCCTTTCAGATCATAAGAAGATGTTTCAACCTCAACCCCGTACTTTTTCAGCCCCTTTTCCTGCTGCTTGTGCAGCTTTGTAATTACAGATGAGATAATCGGGTTGTTTTCGTTCATTGTGCTTCCTCCCATAGATCAGGATCTTCATAAATGTTCCCGACAACTTCGATATGCTGATGTTTGTTAAAATACTCATGAGCATTCCAACTTCCGAACATATAGCAACCTTTGAGAAAGCTAACCTTTTTCTCAAGAAGTATTATTTCATCTTCTCTTTGATAACGAGGGGCGCCCCGAACTATGTCTCCCTCATAAATATCAACGCCTTTTGAATCTCTCAACCCCGTAAACTGCATTTTGTGACAGCTGGGATAATAATCGAATTGATCACTAGCCTCGGCATGATCTGGTATAGAATAAGGAATTCCCTCAGGTGTCAAACCTACTTCATAAACCAATTCATGAGCATTGTCATCCCAAACACGGAATTTACTCTCTCGCATCAGTACCCCTCCTGCTGCCGCTTGTGATTGATTTCGTTCTCTACACTATCCCAATCAAATTCTTGAAGTATCTCCCACACCTTTGCGACTTTAGGTGCTCTCAATGCGGTCATTGCATATGTGTGAGCCTTGTGCGAATAATGATGTTGATTCAGACGGATGTGCTCTTTAGCCTCTGCTTTGGTGATGAACATTGTGTTTGGTTTTACCACATGTATTTCTTTTTCAGGCACAAGGTATGCGTCCTCTTCGTCATGGTCCTGAATCCATCGCAAGATATCATCGAGATCATCATCACAATCATCTAGTTTCTTTAAGTCTTCTTCTGAATGTTCACCGTCCTCTTTTGCTGATTCGATATAAGAATCAACAGGGTAACATTCCGCTGCGTTAGGTAAGACGACAGTATATCGCTCTGCGTTGTCTTCTGACGTTTCGACCCATTTGTAATCACCTACAGTCCAAAACCGAGGAGCTGCCTGACAGTCTACATCCTGCGTGTTTAGTTCTTTTTGTAATTCTTTTAGGAATTGAATAGCTTCTTTCATTCCGTTTCCTCCTAAGCCGCTACGCTTCAATATATTTGTAATCATTCCGTAATTTTCTTTTAATCTAAAAACATCCTTTTGCCTGTTAAAATTAGATAGATTGAAAGGTGGTGCATAAATGCAAGGTTATTTTGAAGATTTTATTGAATCAATTAAAAGTTACCTTGTAAGAGTTGGAACAAATATTCTGGCTCTTGGCGGATCATTAATTGTGTTAGCACTTATAATCTTTGCAGGGATGCGTTAATCCCTGTTTTTTTAACCAATTCCGCCTATCAATCCAGCAACAGCAATGATCCCCATGAAAGCCAGCAGCGTAAAGATAACAGGCCCGTTTGACTCACGCTTTGCCAAGATGACATTGCCCTCTATAACAAGGTCATCATTTTCACGTACCAGCATTGGTACAACGTTTTCTGGCACTTTAAGATGAGCAGCTGCATCCTGAATCGTGATCGCTTGATGTTTGCAGGCTTTGACGGCCTGCGAAAGCTCGACATGTTTTGGTAGACTCATACTTTTTCACCGTCCAATCCCTTTCCAAAAGCTTGTTCGTATTTCTTCTCGATGTTTCTCATTGCTACTAATCCGCCTCTGTGATATTCATCTTTAATCACTTCATAATTACGCTGTTCCCAATATAGTCCGTTCAAGAAAAGCCCTGCGAACATGTTAAGCTGCTGATTCTTTTTCTCTATTTCTCTTTTCAAACGAGTCACCTCGTCAAATAGGTCAACGTTTATTTGATCTTTTGATAACATTGCAATTCCTCCAAGTCATTTGATCTTGAATCCTATTTCATGGTCAACTCTCGCAAAGTGACCTTTAGCAGTTTGAATGATTGTTTTTCCGTGTTCAGGTGCGTCTGTGATGTGGGCAGTACCTTCGTTGCCGTCAATCACGATTATGCGGACCTTACCGGGTTCTATTGCGCTTTGAATGGTTGTATCAAAGTCTTTTATTTCAGTTGGTTTCATCCGCTTCATGCCCCCATGTGTTATAATTAAAGTGTGAGATTTAATTAGCACTGGAGCAGCGGCTTCGGTGTTTTTTTATGCCCATTTATCCATCTGGAACGTTGGTGACGGTTTTAGTTCTTCTCGATATACGATAGGATGTTTTGCTAGATAAGCCTCTAGCTCCTCTTTAGTCATCTTCCACTCGATGACTGGACCCGCAGCATATGGGTTGTTAGGCTTTCCGCTCATGTTTTCTCCCTCCAATCTTCGGTATTTCAACGCCGCCCATGCGTTTACAATCTGCTCCAAAGCGGCTTGAGCAATATTTATACTGCTTGCAACGTGTCATACAGGCCATAAGCTTATCTTCCTTTTGAACCCACAACGGACGATCGTCTGCTATTACCACGTTTAACAGTTGGTTTCCCCGCCTTCCGTTTAATCTTTTTGAGTTTGTCCAACTCTATGAATCCTAGCGACCGATCAAAAGCAATGACCTTTAGCGGCGTATCAAATTTGCGTTCGTACAGCTTTCGCTTGATAGCAAACTCTTTCGTTTCCATGCCTTTAATGTCGATTATTTCTTTTGTTCCATCGAGTTTAGTGATCTCGAAGTCTGCAATATATTCAATCTTCCGAAAAGTCTTGTCATGTTTCTTAAAGGCTTCTTGAAGCTCAAAGCGTGGTTGCAATGAAAAGTCTTTTATCTGTTTGGCTTGCTTGAGCCATTTAAGATGCTCATAGTATTTGGCTTCCGCCTTGCTGTCGAAGGTGATGCCGTCTACTACCGTTTTGCGTGCGCCGTATTTATTGGACATGTTTTGTTGATCCTCGCTTTCCGTTGCTGGAAGTGCTTTTTCAGTTCGGCAACGAGCTTTTCTTTTTCTGTTTCAGTTAGATCGGTTCTTTTTAGTAAAGACGTGATGCTGTGGTTCATTTTTTGTCAGTTTCAACCGCCTTTGATTGACTATGGATATCATGAAGAGCAGGAAAAACAGAAGCCTCTATTTGTCTAATGTGATCTATCGCTGAATGTGGAGTCATTCCTTCTTCTTCAATCAAAGCTGTTAAACCAGTAATAATTAGCATTGATCCTTTGCTAGAAAGTATTTCATCGTGTGATAACATGGTTACCTCCCGTCATCCCGCAGCCATTGCAGGAGCTTCCTTTCTCTTGATGATGCCGTGAAAGCTATAGTGATTAGTGCGGCCATCGTCTTCATGCTGTTTTCCCTTCTAGTGCTCTTGCTTCCGCTAACATCCGATCTAACATCTCGATGACTGGCTTTAGGCTTTGCTTACGCCCTGTGTTGTTACATTCTGGACAAGGGAAGAAGCCCGCCATGAAAGTATTTTCGTTTATGACGACTTTCGATCCGTTACATGTGTTGCACATTCTAAACCGCTCCTTCTAACCGATGATTTAGTTTTATGTTCTTCTCAATAGTGACCGTGTAGTTTTTTGCCATTTCATAGATTCTTGTTGCAAATGCTTCATCTATCTCCAAGAGCTGGTTTAAATCAAGTTCAGATGAAACCATGATCGGCTTGTAATTCAAATAACGAAAGTTGACGATCTCTTGTATCTGTGTGAATTGCCACGGTGTCACTTGAGGAACACCGGCTTTGGGTTTGAATAGGTCATCAATGAACAAAACATCTACGGTCTTTAGAAGTTCCAGCTTGGCTGCTAATTCATCAAAATCTTTTCGTAAATCGGTCATCCCCTCCAGATAAGGGAAATACATAACAGACAATTTAAATCGTTCTATGAAGCCATTTGAAATGCTTGTGAGAAGATGAGTTTTTCCCACACCTGACTGACCAAGTAGGGCGATACTATTTTGTCTCGTCTCTCTGATCTCCTTAAATTTCTGAGCATATTCAAAAGCACAGTCATACAGCTCTTTAATCTCATCCGGCTTTTTTTCAAGAGAGAAGTTTTTAAAGGTTAGTTTCCTGAATCCTTCTGAAATGTTGCTGGCACTCATCAGCTTCATTTGCTTCTTTCGTGCTGCTCTTTCAGCAACACAAGGACACTGGCGGGAAAAGGTTGTCTTCCATTCCTTCGCATCTTGGGGGCTGCAAACTTTGCCAGCAAGAAAGTCTTCTTCTCGAACCATTTCATGAGCAGCTAGATCAAAGCGTTTCCCCTCGTTTTTCATGCGCTCTTCTGTGCTTTTGTGAATCCGATACACGATAATTCCCTTGTCCTTGCACTCATTGCATTCATGCTTTTCTTCTGTGACGGCCGGTTCCGAAAATTGGCGTGACTTTAGATTGGCCTTCATTCTTTGAAACACTTCGTCCAGCGTTGCCTTTGGCATCTTGCTTGCCTCCTTTGTTGATTGGTCTGTACAATACCGCCGACACCCAATTGATTGATTTTCTATCCTTCTGAACGGCTTCTTTCATGATCTGCAAAACTTTTTCTTCCCCGTGGTCATCAATCATTTGATTGATCTTGTCAGCATTGAAGGAGTTTAATGTTCCTCCAAAATGACTTTCAAAAAAAACGAATGGGTTCATTGGCTTGTCCTCCTGTCGTGTTGGTTTTTCTTCTTTTGGCTTTTCAGGTACAGGGCTTGCGGCGTTTTCAAGGCTGATTATGCGGTAACGTCCGGCTTTCTTTCCTTGCGGGATGTATTCAATTCTCCCTGCTTCGACTAGGATCTTTCGATGCTCAAGAACCGTTTTCTCCGAGACATTTAATCGTGCCACTAAAGTTGTATTACTAACCGTAAACCACTCTCGCCAGCTGCAGCCGTTGTTAATATCCATGAGCTGTAACCACAGTGCTTGTGTAGTTGGCTTCAAGGGTGATGTTTCAAGCCACCGCATGAAGCCGTTAATTTCTTTCAGGTAGTTCAAGCCTCTACCCCCTTTCACATAGTGCAAACAAGCCCTGTATGCGCACAAATCGCATATCAGGCTCATTAGTCTTGATGTAATCTTTCACATAGTTTTCTGCTAATTTGAAAGGATCGGAAGTGCCTTTGACCATCCATGTGTAACAAAAAGGGATAGGAACCTTAATCAAATGGGCTTCTGTGTTCATCCACTTGCTCCGTATTCGGGCTTTCTAAAGTTGGTTCTACACTGTACGGCATATCAAGGACTTCCTCGTCATAAACTGATTTTGCTTCTTGGGTAATATCTTTTCGTACCGTTTCGTCTTGCGCTGCGTATTGCTGAATTTCAATACTGATCGGCAGGTACTTCCACATACGGCGAATGACAGTTTTTTTAGCCATTTCTTCATAGTCTGACTTCCATGGGCCACTATCCTTTGACTTGCTTCGTTCACGAACAGCCTCAACATCTTCTTTGCTAAAAACCTCGAATTGATAGCCGCCATCTTTAAAATGAGCCACTGCATATACATGAGTCATTTCGCCTCTATGCCCTGTTGCTGGCTTATGAACTAACTTTGGATTTAACCCTAGTTCATACTCGAATTGATCCTTTTCATAAACCACATGGGAATAGATACTTTCGATGTGACCAGAACGTCTAGCAAGGTCGATCATGCCTTTATATCCGATGATGAACTGAACCTCTTTCGTCCACTTATCCTTCTCACCATTTTGCCCCTTGATCTTTTTGTTGAAAGGAACAAAATAGCAATGACCTATTAATCCAGGTTCTAATCCTAATTGTGCAGACTGCATGACAGCCCCCAACAATGAAGCGGGTGAACATTGTTGTAATTGCGGGTTACTTCTGATTGTTGTTAGAGCGATTCTTGTGAGTCTTTCAGGTGTCATGTGTTCAGGCAACGCCTTTTGTAATTCCGGCTGCATTGAAGCAAGGTAGTCAGCAATTGTTTTGGGTTTCTCCTCCTGCTGCTGGACGTTATTGGCTGCTTTGTTTGCCAGCTGATTCCGAATATCTTCGTTTTTAGCCATTGTCTACGCTCTCCTTTACATAAAATCTTCTCTGCGGCTTCGTTTCACTGAATTCCTCAAATAATTCAGGATGTTCACTGGCGAACTTCTTTGTATTAAAGCGGTTTGTTTGAATGGTCTTCCATGTCACACGATGTTTAGTAGCAAGACCGATTTCGTTTTCTCCTAGCATTGCTTTGAGCTGGTTTTCATCCGCTTTAATTCGTTCATCAATTTCTTTCTTTTCTTCTTTTGCGCTTTTTAGTCGGACTATGATTTCATCCGCTTTTAAAGGCAGGCTTGTTTCCTCATCAATTCCAATGGGGTACATGTGGTTAAGTAATTCTGTTGATGACTCTGAACCGTCAAACATTGGCGGCTCTTGCTTTTGAACGTGATTCTCCCAAAAGTCTTTTTCAATCTGAATCAAGTAACCTATCAATTCCTCGTCACGATCGACTTTTTTATAAATGAACTTGTTTCCACCGATCAGAACAGCGATCCACCATGCTTTATAACCCGTCACAGCCATGTAATGCTGGCACTGGATCAGATAAGCGTCTGGAATCTCTTCTCCCGTCCATTCTTCTTTCAAGTATTCAGAAGCCGTTTTGCATTCAAGCCCTACATTTTCACCGACAATTAATCTATCAACGTTTGCAAGCATGAAAGGATATAGAGGGTGTTGTAAAATAGCCTTTTTTCGCCGGACCTTCTTTCCAGTACGGTTGCTAAACTCTCTTGCGACCACTTCTTCGAGTACATGGCCCCAATATGCGGCTTCTCCCGCTTCATCTTCCTTTGGTGACTGGCCCAATTTATCTAGGTAAACTGAAACGGGTGATCTCCATCTACTCATTCCAGCAATGGCGGCGGCATCTGAACCGCCTATACCTGCACGTCTAGCCTCAAGCCATTGCTCTTCTGTCATCTTCTCCGTTGAGATAAGGACCTTAGCTTGCATGCTACATCCCAACCTTTTGGCGATACGTAGTTTGTCCTAGCTGAATGTATTTCTGTTTAGCTTGAGCACTTGGGAAGTTAAACATCGGCTTCCCTTTTTTATAGTCGATCCAACCGCCTGCCTGCTCCAAACGCTCCTGCGCTTCTCTTCTGTGGTCGAAGCTGATTTGATATTTTGACATCGTGTATACCTCCATTGAATTTTTGTAAAAGATTTGGTATACTGTCTGTAACCAATCAGAAGCAGTACACCTTAAAACTCGCTATGCCAAGCGGGTTTTTTTATTTGTCTTCATCGTCTTCCTCTTCATATCCATTTCGCTCTGCTTCATCTTTCCAATGACTCTTCGGATAACCAAAACTATTAATCTGTGTCACCATCGGATGCTCAATATTCAATGATTTCAGTCCTTTCAGTGCTTTCAGTGCGTGTAACAAGTTCAAGCCGCACACCATGTTTTTTCTGTATTTCCGCAGCCGTTTTAATTAAAAGCCCTTTGTTATTCATCCGCACAAGGTCCTCGCTGATATTTCTGATACTTCCAGCTAGACTTGCAACTTCTTCATAATTTCCGTCTTTCAATTCTTGATGAGCAAGATATAAAAGCTCTTTCACACAATCAATTTTCGTCTTTGCTCTCGATACATCTTCACTAATGAACTGTTTTTCAATCACGCTAGAACCGCCTCCCTATCCTGTCTTTTGTGCATCGCCACCTCTGAAACGATAGCTTTTTTCGACCATTTTTCCGTAAGGTCTTGTATTTTAAGATCAAACTCACGCGCCATTGAATACATGAGCGTTTTATTTGCTTGTGTCAGGTCGTATATTTGCTTGATAGCCTGCATAGGAAGCTCGGCATGTTTTCCCGGGCGTGTATTGTTCAACCATTCGGCAAGATCGTTGATAGCCTTTTGTGCGTCTTTCATTTCCTGTACTAAGTTGATTAGGGCCTTATGAGCGCAATCATTCAAGGCGGGATTAATTGGAGCGGCTGCCATTGGGTGAAGCTTGAAAATGAAATGAACAAGGTCAATATGTTCATATGCTCCGCATATCTCAAACCATCGAATGCAAATTTCAGGAGTAAGTGTCGCAATTCCATTTTCAATGTTAGAAACATACTTCTGATCCCTCCCGCCAAGTAGTTTACCCATCGAGTATTGTGAAAGACCTACTTCCTTTCGTTTCATATGCATCCACTTACTTAAATTGGCAACATTATAAGGGCTGTTCGCCATTTGTTCTCATCCTTTTTTATTCAGTTTTTATTGTTAAAATATTAATGAAGGGATACAGCAGGATCTACGAAACCCTGCGTGGAACCCAGTTAACGATGTAATTCACAGCAACTTGCATGTCTTTTCTCTTTAAATCCTTATAGCTGGATACGGCGAAACGATCTTTAATTTCCCGATGAAGTTCGCTGAATAGCCGCTTACGTTCTGATCCATCTTCCGTAAAACTGTAGACCCTAGAAGCAACAGCTTTTTGAATCCGTCTTTGTTCACCATGATCAAGTGTGATCTGCTCATCCACTTTGGTGTTCAATTCAAGGATTTTTCTTTCGTGATTGGTTAATTTTTTAGACATTTCATCCTGCCGTTGTGATGTTTCTAATAAGAGTTTAAGAGACTCAATTCTCTGCTCTCTTTCGGTTAAAGGTTTAGGAACACCAAAGTGACCATTCTTTCTAATTGAAGGGATGACTTCAATTGCCAGCCAGTCTTGAAATTGTTCTGCAACTTCGTTAGATGCTTTAAACGCCAGCTTGTACACAAGTGGTTCAGGAATGAAATCACCTTTCCCCACTTCTGGGGAATTTTTCGGAAGGTATTCATTCACTCGCTCCCATCGAATGTACTGTTTGTTATTTTTCTCTTGGACAAACCCTAGAGATTTCGCAACTTGTTCAGCATCAAAAAGGATTAGATCATCTTCGATTATTGCTGATACTTCAAACATTTCATTTTTGAATAACTGTGGGTTGTTCACGCTATTACCTCCTGAATGTATGATGAATTATTCTTAATCCATTCAAAAACCTCATCTCTTGGGTACCTAGCTTGAATTTGAGTGAGTTTAGGAAAATCAGGTCTAGCTGTTATTTTTGATACCGTTGGTCTTTTGACTGAAAGAATTTGCATTAAATGATTGACATTTAAAACGGGTGGATATGAGTATTTTTTCATCCCATCTTCAACGCCTTTTTCATAAGCTGCCTGAAACAATTTTTGCATTTGATCTTGAAACACAGTGGCTGTCATTTCATCAAAAGTAATAACTGTCTGTGGCATGCTTCAACCTCCTATCTTTTGTAATTTACTATTTTGCACTAACTTTTTAACCCTGCATTTCGTGTTCTTTTGAAGTAAAAAAAATTTCCTGAACTGACTTTTTATAATACTTTGCAAGTTTAATTTTAATTTCATCTCTAGGAATACGCTGTCCAGTTTCGTACATTTGCAAAGCGCTCACACTAATTGTGACAGCTTCTGCTACCTCGTTTCGAGGTTTATCCGCTCTTAATTCAAGAAGCCTTCGACCTATAAGTTTTTTATTCAAACCAATCACCTCCCGCCACACTTTGTGGTGTTAAAACCAATATTAAACCCTTCAATTCGTGGTGTCAACACTTTTCGTGGTGTTTTTTAAAATAACACGTTCTGTGTGGTATTATTAAAAAAGGTGATGACTATGAAATTTAATGAAACCTTAAGAATATTAAGGCGCAAAAAAAACCTCTCTCAGAAAGATCTAGGAAATAAATTAGGTCTAGCCGAAAGCACTATTGGCATGTATGAGCAAGGTAAAAGACAGCCTGATTATGAAACTTTACTTAAAATTGCTGATTATTTTGAAGTAACTGTAGACTACCTGCTAGGTAATAAAAATAACACTCTCACAAATGATCCCATTAGTGATGATCCGGACCTTCAGATTGCTTTTAAAGAGGCCTCGGACTTTTCCGAAGAAGCTAGAAAACAAACTATAGACTTTATCAATTACATTAAAGAAAAAGAAAAGAAAAGCGGGCGTACTTTTTAAAAAAACAATTAAACAAAAGTATTGCAAGAACTTAGATGCTTATTAATTGAAGGGGACTGTCATGCTCTCTAAAAGAATAAAGAGTGTCAGAAAAGATAAAGGATTAACACAGGAAGAACTAGCTAAACGACTTAAAACAACAAAAGGAACTATAAGCAATTATGAAAATGGACATAGTACACCTTCAAATGTCATGCTCAAAGATTTAGCTGATGTATTGAATACAACCACTGATTATCTTCTTGGCAGAACTGAAAACATCTTTTCTGAACAAGTTGAATCTGATTTTAACGACCCTGATTTACAAACCGCTTTTAAAGATGCTTCTGACTTTTCCGAAGAAGCCCGACAAGAAACAATCAATTTCATTAATTACATAAAACAGAAGGAAAAGATGAAAGGGCGCAAAACAAAAGACTAATCTAATATATTAATTATTCTTTTGTTTATATTTCTTTGTTTAGTTTTATTTAATTAATGCTGAAGGTTCTGCTGTAATTTTTACAGTAATACCTTCAATTGAACAAATATTCAACTGTAAAAATTACAGTAGAGTCTACAATCATTTAATTTTTAATTGAAGGTTCTGCTGTAATTTTTACAGTAAGTCTTCTCTTTATTTGTCCTGTGTGGGAGGGTGATTATATGGCATCAATTTTGGAAGATGGAGAAATTTATAACTGTCAATTCAAGAGGAAAATTAAAGCCTCGAAAAATTTCATTAAAACTTATGAAGCAGCTACTAATCATTTGAATGAAATAAATCAAACAATCCAAGAAGCAGTTTTCGGTGTTTTAAAAGGTGAATCTTCTTGGGGCCTATTTATTGCTACGAATGATCAGCTTTATTACATTAATTTTAAAAAGAATATAACTACTGTTAAACAGTGGAATTATAATGAGCTACTTGATTTAAACGTTACTCATAAACCACTCTTGGGACACAAAATTAATTTTAAAACAGCAACTGAAGATTGGAATATAAATTCAATAACTGAGGGTGATCCATACAGTTTCATCACATATGTTAATGACAAAATTGCTGGCAACCTCGAAGCTTTTAATGAAAAACAAGATCAATTAAAGAGTAATTTAAAAGAGCTCTATTTTAAAACTTCAAAAACAAGGATTATTATAGATGACAACTACGTCAGAGTTGATAAAAAAGGCGCTATAAATGCAATTACTAGAGGTTTTAGTGGTGAAAAATCATATAGAATCGATAAACTTTCTGGTGTACAAATTAAAAAGCCTGGATTAGTTACTACTGGTTATTTTCAGTTTCTAACAGCAGCTGCAAATGAAACTGGTGGCTTATGGGACGCGATTCAAGATGATAATTCATTCACATTTAGCTCAACAGAATTAGCACTGGCTGAGGAATTGAAGAACTGTATAGAGACTGAACAAATTAGGCAAAAAGATCAGAATCAGTCAATACATGTACAAAAAAGCACAGTTGCTGATGAGTTAATGAAATTCAAACAACTCTTAGATATGGATGCAATTACTCTAGAAGAGTACAACCAAAAGAAAAAAGAATTACTTAATTTAAATTAATTTTTTAGTTAAATGAATAGAGGCCCTTATTAGCGGGCTCTTTTTTAGAAAGAAAAACAGAACATACATTCTTATTTTAGGGGTGATTAGATGAATGGACTATCTCATTTAGAAGAAGAAGTGAAGAAGATTTATACAAAAATAAACATGCTTACACCAGAATCGATTGATATGGAACGTATAGCAGCTACTCTAAAAATATGGCTGCATTTTGAAAGAAGGCCTAGTATCGTTTTCTGTGTGAATGGCTCGTACAGCATGGTCATTGATAAACGTTTAAACAAAAAACAACAATGGGAAGAGTTTGGTCACGAGTTATGTCATGTGATGAAGCACTACGGAAATCAGTTTGATATGCACAAGCTCTTTCGAGAATTGCAAGAATATCAGGCTAATAGTTTTATGTATCATTTCTGTGTTCCCTCCTTTATGCTTCAAAAATTGAACCTGCCTTCTTTGCAATCTGAAGCGATAAAGCTAATTGGAGACACCTTTAATGTGACTTATTCTTTTGCCGCTGCCCGTTTAGAAATGTTTAGAAGAAAAAGCTTTGCTTTTGCTTTATACGAGAAATCCTTAAAACAAATTAATTGAGGAGGATTAACTATGGGAAGAATTCAAAAATACGAGACTAAAAAAGGCGACCGCTGGATGTTTATAATTGAGGATGGAGTAAATCCGCAAACTGGCAAGCGACAAAGGATTGTAAGAAGAGGATTCACTAAAAGAAAGCATGCAGCTGATGCTATGATCGATCTGGAATACATTCTAGGCAAGGCAAAATTGGACTTAAAAAATGATATTACATTCAAAGACATGGCCGCTGAGTGGTTAGATGTTTACAGTAACACAGACAGAAAAATTAGCACCATTAGAGTTAGAAAGCATGAAATTGGTCATTTAAATACATTCTTCGGTTTTCGCAAGCTAAAGGATATTACTAAAAAAATGTATCAGGATGCTATAACCAGTTTGAAAGTCGAGAAGAAGCTATCAGAAAACACGATATCTGGTATACACGGTACCGCAAGAATGATTTTCAAACGAGCTTTAGAACAAGATTTGATTTTTGTTGATCCCTCGGCATTTGCTTACTTGCCAAAAGATAAGAAGACCGTCGAAGAAATCGAAAATGAAAAAATAGAAGAAAAATACTTTGAGAAGAATGAATTAAAACACTTTTTAGATACAGCATATCAATTAAATTTCGAGTATTACGTTATGTTCTACCTGTTAGCTTGGACCGGTTTGAGAGCTGGTGAGCTTGCGGCTTTAAAGTGGTCAGATATTGATTTCATAGAATGTACCATCAGCGTTACAAAAACCTATTACAACCCAAGTAACAGCACCAAAAAATACACTCTCCTACCTCCTAAAACTAGAGGCTCCATCAGAAAAATTGATGTTGAGAGTGAAGTTTTACAAGCAATTAATAAATTTCGGATTCAACAAAATGAAATAAAAATGCAGATGAAACATGAATGGCATGATCATAATTTTGTTTTCGCCAGAATTAAGGGACCTTATTGGGGATATCCTCACTTTATTAAGACTATTGAAAATAGGTTTAATGCAGTTCTAAAAAAGTCAGGGATACAGAAGAAACTAACTCCTCATTCTTTAAGGCACACCCATACTTCACTTCTTGCTGAGGCTGGTGTGGATCTTCAAAGGATAATGGATAGACTTGGACATACAGAAGATCAAACAACAACTAAAATATACCTTCACATAACAAAAGACCGAAAAAAAGAAGCTTCTCAAAAGTTCGGGGAACTAATGAAAAGCCTCTAA